ACCAATAGTCAAACCTGCCCCAACTTGAGGACTAGGACCTTTTCTCTCATTTCTTAATTCTACAATATTGCTTACATCTCCACCGATGTTTATAAATGGAGATCCTGAAACATTATTAACTTTAATAACACTACCCATACTGAATGGTATAGATGCAGCATTAACAGTTTTAGTATCTCTTGGTTTTTCTACATCAACAACAGTGGTTCCTGGTAAGTAAACATCAAAACCCTTAACATATGCTTTACCTGGAGATAACTTTACACACATTAAATCTTCTGAAGGATCATTTCCTTTATCAGTTTTTTGATTTGATGTATATAAACCGCCTGAATTAATTTCATCATTTAAAGAATTTTGTGTATTTACTCTAAATGGTTCAACAGAGTAATTACCTGATTCATCATAAGTTCTTTTTGCAAAATATTTTTTTAATTCTGAATATACTGTTTGGTCTTGTAATTTCTTAGTTTCTCCCTCAGTGGTTCTGAATAATTCTACAAAATTAGTATCATCATAATCTTGTAAACTTTTTTTTGCTAATTTAACACTTATTTTAAATCTATCTGCACCTGGAGCAGCAAAATTAGTAAATCCTTTTGCATTGTCATATAAAGAGGAATCATCATTAGCATTAATAACTTCCTCTATAATTTGAAAACCAACCCTATATGAAGGACTATTTGAATATGGTTCTAATACTATTGAAGATGTTGGAACGTCTACAAATAATCCACGTAAGAAATAAACACCTTTGTTTACTCCAAAAGCAGAACCAGTTGCAGTTGCATTTTCAGAAACTAAAGTTAGTATAGTTTCTTCAATATTTAAAGTCGTATTACCATAAGTTAAACTATCTTCTAATATTAAAACCTCACCATCAGGAAAGGCAGTGCTCTCACCACTATTACCAGATTGATTGTATTTTACGAAAATGGTAATATCATCAACCCCTTCTTCTGGAGGAAGAATGAAGTTTTTTATTGTAGCTACTATTCCTGAATTTTGTCCTCTTATTCTTGTGCCTTTCCCATCATTATTAGATATTAAATTATTTAAATATACAGATACATCGATTCCTAAATGCGTAGCATTAACCTTTGCTGAAAAGTAGGTAGGGTCATACTCAATACCACCAGGTATAACCATTGAACCTTCTTTAAATATATGCTTACCAAATGCCTCTACTTGATTTTGTAAGAGAGATTGTAAACCAGTTAGTTCTCTTGCTTGTACAGGATAACCTGGTTTAAATAGGATTTTGTAAAAATTATCGTCCTTATTAAAATCATCATAGTAAGGTGATATATTTAAGTTAGTCTTCTGTGGCATTTTTTAGAATTCCAGTATAATTTTTATGTCTTCTTTTTGACGAGAGTTCCTCACTATGAGAGGACGATTATCTAAGTAAACTATTTCACCTGACCCTTTATTTATCTCAGAATCAGATAACCCTGAAACAAAATTGGTTCCCAAATTTATTAATTTGTTACCAGTTGGATTAGTTGTTATACCTGAAAAATTAATATCTATGGATCCGTTAAATGTAGAACTCGTTCCTTCTATATTATTTGCATTAGTTCCTGTTTCAATTTCATAAATTCTACCACTTGTAGAAATACCTGCATAATCTGTATGATCGTAGGTTGTTCTATTAAATTGCAATGATCTATCTTTAAAATATTTTAAAACCTTTGTTTCTACATCGAAAGAGGCTACGAATCCTGTTGCAACTTTACCAATATTAGGTGCAGTTGCTAATACTTGTCTTATTTCTTCACCCACTTCAGGAGTGTTACTGACAGTGCTAAATTTTACTGCTTGTAATGAAGAATAAGTATTATTAGTAAAAGTTACAGCAGTTCCTACTTTTGTTGGATTTTTAACAATACCTACTTGAGAAAATTTTGTATCTATTGGAAAATCTTTTGTTGAATCATCGAATCTAGCATATACTATAACTCTATCAGTTCCTAACTCTGTATAAACATCATTACCATGTCCTAATTTTGGAGGAATTATTGGAATTAATTTTGCTTTTTGTAAATTTCCAACATTACTGTTTAATGTACCTAAATCTACTAATGCATAGCTGTACCCTTTACCTCCCGCACTAACGGTAACATCTGTTATTGAGCCATTAACAACATCTACCCTTGCCTTTGCCCCAGTTCCATCACCTATTATATCAACCTCTTGACTCAAACCATTTGCATATCCACTACCAGCTTTCTCTATAAAAACATGTTTGATTTGATTTTCATTTACAGTAGAATCACCATTTTCTCTTACTGCTCTAATTTGAGAATCTGTGCTACTTGACCAATCATTTGGGACAGTAATAAATTCAGTTGAGTCAAATTTAATAATATCACTAGGTGAAACAGTGAAAAGATACTTCCAAATATATCCGTCACCACTGTTTCCTGCCTTTGATGGTTCCAAGTCTGTAAATGTTGGTTCATCTTGGGAGACATTTCCAAGAGGGTTAGCTCCCGTTGATCCATTATCAATACAAACGTAAACTTTAAAGTCGGAATTAAGTACGTAGTAGTTCGCATCATATAACCTATTTGCTGCTGTTAGTGGACTTGGATTTGAAGCACTGTAATCATCTCTGTAAATTTCATATCTATTACCTGATGTCCAGTCTATTCTTCTTATTATTCTTCTTATATTTGCAGACGATACCTTTTTTCCAAACATCATAGTATCACTTGTATGTGATCTGTATGAAAAACTATCTGTTGGTGTTGGTGTATTTGAGTTCCAATCTGATGATCTACCATAACCTACTAAACTACCTGATCCTGTTGGATTTGCCAATCCTACAAAAACATAGTAAGAATTATTTGTATTCTCTACTGATTCTACAAAATTATTTGCGTTCAGAATTCTAAATTGGTCAGTAACAATTGCCGACATCTTAAAATTTTACTTTTC